CAAGATAGAAAACATCTTGGAAACTCAAATTTTAAACGAGAAATAATATCACTACATGTGACAAAAGGTTGGGTTAATTATGAAGAGACTCGACAACTATTTCTAAATAATGTATTGAGTGAACAACTCAATGGTGAATCAAAATTCTACAACAGCAACATACTTGGACGCTACATGAAAAAGGACTACTATGAACAACCGATCTCCTGAGATTAAGGAACAAGTAGACTTCCTGCTCGACTGGATGCAGGATAGAATCGAAGTCTTATTACTTGAGAAAATGTATGACGAAGCATATGATTTTTACATGGAGTGGCATGAATGGATAGAGGATGCAAATCCAGAAATCAATACTTTAAGATATGAAAAGAAGTGATGTAGAATATCTTTATGAGTGGGCAGCAAGAACAGATTTTCCCTTACGACGAGCACCTACTGCTGTTGGTTATTCTAACAAGGATATATATTTCTGCTGGCTAAAAGCACAGAACAAAAATGGTGGCGGGGTAAGATGTTCTGTTGTTGAAGATCAAAAAGTCAGAGACATTCTCAACCAAGATGAGATAATACTAGCAACGGTATCTCTCTTCGAGGCAGGGACAAAATTGGGTGCACATAAAGACCCACCAGTTTACGGTAAAAAATATAGAAGAATACAGATCCCACTGTATATACCATGCGATAAATGCTGTTACATGGTATGGAAAGGGGAAAGAGTTTCGTGGAAAGAGGGTGAACCTCAAATATATGATGTTATGGATTATGTCCATGAGGGATACAATCTATCAGATGATGACATGATGTTTTTATTTGTAGACATAGAACAAAACGATGACAACAGTAACTTGCAGTAAGTGTAACAACACTATCAGTTCTAAACATGAGCATGACTACCACACATGTGGTTGTGAGAATCAAACCTACGTTTGTGGTAACACCTATGGTGGACAGAACATGAAGTATGTGATAGCATTAGTTGAGCAAAAAGAAGATGCAGAGGTTCCTAGATTAGGAACCGAAAGACCAAGAAGGAGGACTACTAGAATGTCCAATGTTATTATTAGATGAATGTATTAAGTTATCAACCAATCCTTGATTCTATATCTTGTTTACATCTCACAGAGGAGGTGAATAAACTTCATCCTATAGGAACTAATAAATGGATTGGCATACATGATGAACCAGAAAATATAATAGAAAAATATATACAAGATTCTTTTGACTTTTTCCTACTGGATAAGTACAATTTGTGGTATCAAGAGAATCCATGGAATCAAATTAATCCACCGATAGGTTTTGAATGGTGGATCGAAAACATGGAAGGGCACAATACTATAACGTATCATTCAAACCACGATGATGACTATAGAAGATCTGAATATGGCATTATGAAGTATCCTCTACTGTCAACTCAAACTTACTTGACAAATGATGGATGTCCTACTACAATATTGGATACTACACACGGTGATTACTGGGAAGAGTTTGTTGATTATCCACCGAGAGAGATTACCTATTCTATTCCAGAACAAGGTAAATTTTTAGTATCTGATCCTAGATATATTCGTGGAGTTTTTGGCAACAGTCAAGAAAGAATATCTTTATGCTACGATGTATGGCATTACAAACCCAAATCATTAAATAGACTTGGCATCAAATCCAAACCCTTTGACTGTAGGTTCTATAACTCACAAGGAGAACCACCAGTGCAATGGTTAGGTAAGACCAAAAGATACAAACAAAATCTTTGGGATGATGTCTTTACTAAGTATGAACCTATCAACTACAGCACAGGAGAAACATGGAAGGTGACTCAATCATTGAGATAACCGAACAGGAGTTTGAGGATCGCAAAGACTACTACTGTGACAAAGCAGAAAGTGGCACACCGATATTTGTAAAGAAGTCTGACGGTGGTAAAATATTAGTAGTTCCACAAAATCCATCGGACTTAGATTATTATGACTACCTCAGAGACCACGATGACGCCAGCTAAAACAGAAGTAATTCTTGAAAGATTTCCATATCGTTTCGTGCAAAAAGGTTTACTAGAAATCAATGGTAAACCAGACTTTCGCATACAAAAATTCAACGAGGTAACTCGTCTATACAGAGACATGTATTACCTTGACAGTGGTGCACAACTAGATTGTTGCATAGAAGATCCAGAGTATGTCAAGTGGTTAGATCCAGACCCAGAGGTTGCAGCATACCCAAACAAGTCAGATGTATGTAAGAGTCCATACATAAATAGTTGAAAAACTATTTTGTGTAATGGATTGGTCACCTCAGATTGTTGTAAACGCACAGGATGCACAGAGCGTTCCTACATCGGTTACAGCACTAAAAACATTTAACATTGGGTTTCCTGATGATAGAGCAACAGTTCATTGCATAGGAAAAGCAGCACTTAGTTTTGTTAAAGAGTGGGCACTAGAAGGTGACCACAAAGTAATAGAACATCTTAGATCTACTAAGAAGTCACAACTACATTACGAGATTGTAAAAAGAACACGGTTGCCTGTTGCATTAATTGCAGGGACAACCGTGTTTTATGATGATGTGAGTGACTACAATACAACTAAACTGTTTGGTGCAGATACCATTCCACAATGGAACCTAGCAGACACAGTTGTCAACATTAAATCTGTAGAGAAAACATTAATATTCGTAGCACAACCATTGCAAGTCATAAGTCAATTGAATGATATAACAAAGTATACATCAAACACAGTAGCTACAGAAGGAAAGAATAGTAACAAGTGGGGCAACCAGTCAGTAGTCATGAATGGTAAAGTATATCATCAAACGTCTGGTATATTTAATATGCTATACAACTTTGACTCAACATTAATGTCTAACTTTAATCACAAGACTGCAGACAAATATGAGTCTGTCTTTGGTGGTAATTCTATAACAGAAACTATGCAAAAGTTAGAAGCACTAGGAAAAGATACATCTAAAGTTATGGAACATGTCAACGCAGCATTGAATGAAGATTGGGAAGGTGTCAAGGGAATACGTAAAGATGTTCTTGACATGATAAGTTGAGTGTGCTAAGGTTGCTATATATCATAGATTAATATGATCTATGACTGACAAAAAACAAGAAGAGTTGAAGAAGGAACCAGAAAAGAAAGGTTTCTTTAGTAAACTTAAAGATCATGCAGAGGATAAAGAAGAGCAGATGATGCTCTTGTCTACTTTTGTTCGTCTTGGTATTTTGGTATGGAGTGGTGCCATACTCACATTAGCGTATGTTGAGTTGCCATCTGCACTTAAAATTCCTAAGCAAGATCTCGATCCGACCTTCATAGCTTCGGTCTTTACGGGCGTGCTAGCTACTTTTGGCGTCCAGACGTCCAAGAAGGGAGGTGTCAACGGTGGCGGTGGCGGTGTAAGTAAAGGAGATATGGAAAAGTTAATTGCTGCAGCATCACAAACTGCTCCTGCACAAACTATTCGTATCGAACAAGCACCAGTTCAAATCGTGCCTAACAGCGACAAAAAGTAAAAACTAATTATGTTACAGAAAATTGTAAATGGCATCGCTATCGTTAGCGGTGTAGTATCTCTTTCAGTCGTAGGACTGGGTGGATACGTATTCATCAGAAAGGATGCTATCATTGATAGTGCCAAGTCAAAAATACTAGAAGCAGTAATGCCTGATCTAGGTGGTATCGCAGGAGATGCTTTACCAGATGTTACAGGACCTGCAGTTCCACAGTTACCTCAGTTCTAATGGCAAACGAGGAGACTCCTGATATCAAACGTGATCGAGCACTGACTCTATTCCAAGAGTCGGTGTTGGAACCTAACCATAAGTTACGAGCATGTGCTCATAACCAAGGATGTTTTGATGAGTTGATGGATGTCAGAGAACATGTATTAGATTATTTGAAAACACTGAGAGAATATTCAGACACAAAACCATTATCAAAGTGGCGATAGCATGGATGACGTTATTAGTATACCTAACGTCGGCATAAGATCTATAGGTATAAACGAAGTATACATTCCAAACATTACTACAACAGTTCCCGTGGCACCGACAGTGCCATTTATTTTAAACATAGGAAGTCCTGTTGTAGATTTGCCAGGTTGTGTAGAGTTTCATCCT